TGTTTAAAATTTAATTTTTTATAGTTCATAATCTAATTATATTTATTTTTGCCTTTTTGTCAAATAAAAATCCTGTGGAAAATTAAAATCTTATATTTACTTTTATTATCAAATAAGCCAAAATATATTTAGTTAAAGCTTTATTTAAATTAAGGAGTACTTAATTGTTATTTCCACAAACCCTTGTAAATCCTAGGTTTCTGCTAAAATTTGTTATCGTTTTGTTATCGTTAGAATTATTTTAATGTGTCACTATTCGACCTATTTTGACAATATTAACTTTTACTCGGCTACCTCATAAACATCTAAATTGGGATTATCAGTATCATATTCTGGTACATACTCACCATTAGAATCTATCCAATAATATTTACCATTAGAATTGATGTAACAATTTATTACCATAATTCCTGTTTTTGATAAATAGTAATCTTTACCATCTAATCTTAACCATTGCCCAGATAACATTGCACCATCGTCCGGGTTCATATAGTACCATTCGTTACCCTGTTTGAACCACCCCACGATAGTATACCCGGCATTATCAAATACATACCAACGACCATCTATATACTGCCACTGACCCTTGATATATTGACCGTTTTTACGATATTTCCATCTACCTAGTACTTTTATCCACCCTGTATCTAAAGCGTCTCTGTGGGCATTACAAGCGGTATATACGCACCAGCTGATAAACTGTTGACACCAATACACTCCATTACAACCGTACCAATCACCATACTTAGTAAAATTGGCAGAACCAGGATTAGCCACTTTACTATCCAACTTATCATTGGTTGCTTTTTCAATATATCCCACTTCTGATTTAAGAACATCTATGAATTCGTCTACTGTACAAGTATCGAATCCAAATACCGGATAACCAAATCCGTTTATCCTATTTTTACCACCCACCTGGGATAGCTTAAAGGTATATTCTTTGACTGCCACACATCCACCATTACGATTAAAGCTGTTATCAGCCGAAGTATTACCCTCTACCGTTTTTATAGTGTATGTATCACCTTGTTGCCTTACATCGATAACACCACCTACATGTGCCACCCTATCCAATGAATTACTATAGAAATATGCTATAGCACCTCTTTGTGGTACTTTTCCCCAGCGACCGGCTCTAACAAAGTTAGATTTGCCACTGAGCGTAAATTGAGTATAGCTACCACATAGTAACTTCTTACCGGCATTGAATGCATTATCCATACACCACTTACTCCTTTGGTTGCTCATATGTAAGAGCCTGTGCCGAATCACCAATACCAGCTGTTGTCGGGTCTGTGATAATACCCAGTATTGCTAATATCACAAATATCGCATTAACTACCTCCAATAGCTTACCACTAAGCTGACCTAAGTCAATGCTATAATCAAAAACTGCTGCAACCACTTGTATTAAAAGTAATATAGCCGGTATCAAGCTAAACCAAAATTGTCTATTTCTAATTCTTACTTTCCAGTTAATCATATTTACTCCTATTCTGTAACATTGGTTACTGGAAGTAGTAGAAGTAGTAAAACTTTTGTTTTTGCGGTAAACCTTTCTTATATACTGTATACCTCTACAGTATACTAGTAAAATTATACGCAAAAACTGATTTTCCACTACTTTTACTACTTCGTGTCACAAATGTTACTTAAAAATATCGTTGATTTGTGTCATAAAGATAATGTTCGATAAGCTTATATGACATCACCCCTTCCCTTAAAACCATCGTTTTCGATACTTCTTTGAGAAATCATCCTCCTCGATATGGCTGATCCTATCGTGTGCAGCCTTGGTATCATGCTCAACAATGATTACTCTCTCAGATAGAGCATTAATTTTACCCCTAACATCTGACATTTCTTTTCTTATCTCTTGTGTATCCTGGCTAATTGAATCAAGTTTCTGTGATAGAATAGCCCCCTCTTGTGCTTTCCTACTAACATCATCATCATTAGCTCTACTGTTGCTCTTGAAAGCAAAGTAAACAGCTGTAGCAACGGATATTATAGTTAGAACTAGATTGAACTCTATATTCATTTCACGACCTTCCCTTACTCTACAATGAGATTATCCAACTCAAGGTCGTGTAACATTGCTCTCACTGTCTCCTTTAGAGCCTCAGGGATACTTGCGAAAGTACGCTTACCCTTAATAATCAATGCAACATAAATAACTGCCATGTCTTTTACCTCCTTTTTTATGAAAAACATCAGAATTCGCCATATCATAACCCTTGCTCCAGTAATTTTCTTACTTCGTCACGGAAACGATCGGGTACTTCTTCTAATGTCTTTATCCCTTTTCTTACTAACTCAGCATATATCTTTATCATTCTTTACCTCCAGCAATCATCTCATACACCTCAGCAAGTGCCATCTGCATATCCGTGACACTACTGGCGTTTTTCTTTATTATTTCCGCTAACTTTTCATTTTGAGTCTTAGCACGAAAAGCCAAGTAGTATTTACCGTCTATCTCCATCTGTTGTACAAATATCATGTCAGTATAGGTATTTTCAGTTTCACCATCCGATACCCTCATAGTAGATAGATTATGCTCAAATATATGTTCGTCTACCTTAATCTCACTGACATAGTTAGTGCCATTCAACTCCAGGTCAGATATAGTCCTACCATCAGCAAGTGTAATAGTATACATATAATCACCCCCCACTTATGATATACAGAAGAATGGTCTAACTCCAAATTCAATGTTTGCACCATTGGAACTTGAGTTCCCATATTGAAATACAGAAGAATAGGCTGTATTTGATGTGATGGTACGCAACCACCATGTTGAACCGTTACCAATCAATGAATGATTATGATTAAACAATGGTAATTGTGACTTGTCTACGACGTAGTTATTCGGAATCAATGTGCCATTTGCCATTGGCATGAATACTGGACAGCCGTATACCATTTGCTCACTCATTAAATTAACATCCGAATCAAACCATGCACCTCCACTATTTACACTATTCGATACCGCATTTATCAAGTACATTCGGTGACTCATTACATGATCAGCAAATATAGACCTTATTTGGGATTTAGCATTCACCAATCCTGTTCTGTACATACTGGAACCAACATATCCACCTTGAGTAGTGTCTGTATCATTCATTTTAGCATTATACAAACACTGGTCGGGTACAACTACAACGTGATGAGTAGTGCAAAGAGTGTCACCAGTATTATAGAAATAGTCAAATGCTGCAATTCTATAATTGATATTGTTTATCGTCCAATAATCTCCTATAAACAGATTCTCAAATGTACCGTTTCTTATTGCTGTATATTGTGCCTGTGTCACAGTACTACCCAAATTCTTACCTCTATATATTGAGTTGTGTGAACCAGCATTTGGATATACCATCGCTCTCTTTACATCCTCAAATGTGATTCTCTTCAAACCTGTACCATCGTGTACCATAAATATAGATGAATCGCCAATATCAGATGTAGCCGCCAATTCATTAGCTTTTCTTGTTTCAATGCTAATTACGCTCATTTATTCCTCCTCATATTTCCAATCTGCAATAATAGCTTTACCTGTTTCATCAACTAACAGCACTGTGTTGCCACTGTTATTTACAGCTATAGCAGCACTGAATTGATTGGTGAGTGCCATATGCTCTAATCTTGCCAATCTATCATCAACTTCGTTTACTTGATTTTGCAGATTACCAACTGCATTATCATTCAGTTGATTTTTTATATCATTGAACCATGTAGTGAATGCGTTAGTCTGGTCTCTCTCATATGTATTCATATGATCTCTATAAGTACGCTCTATCTCACCTATAGACGCATCTCCCCGACTTTGAAACTGTGTTTTCTGTGTATTGAAGTAATTCTGAAATGCAGTATACAAGTCAGTACCACCCTCAACCATTGACATAATGGTATTTATAGCCTCATTCACTCTATTAGCATCTCTAGCACCATAGAATGACCTATCCAGGTTGCTATATTGTGTTACATCTTGAAACGATACAGTTCCATCTGCATTGGGTATCTGATTGTATTTCTTCAAACCTACCCAGGATACATCGGTATAATTTACCGGAAGTAACTCCCATGCCATTTATAACTCACCTCCTAACATTCCAAAATTCCACTTAAATTGTCTTCTACCTATCTTTTGATTATTCATTCGCTCATATAAATCAAGAATTGCACTCTCTAACCTGTTCAACTCATTATAATCAAAGGTGTTACCGTTATCGACATATGTTGCTGTATCCCCATATTGTCGATTAATGGTATGACGATTGATTGTATCAAGGTTGCTTTCTAACTTATTTATCTCATCGGCATAGAAGAATTCACCTACCTGTTTATCATTACCAACAGATTGTATTGTGAAACCTTTATAAAGTGATAATGCTAAAGTATGTAAATGAGACAGATTATTTTTAATTCTGTTATAATCACTCGCATTAAATTTATCACCACTGTATACGCCATCGATTATTTCACAATGCCAATCTGTTTTAGGTTTTAACCATACCATATTATCCTCCTACTCTCCTTGCTGTGACTCTACCGGAAAATGCCTGGTTAAATCTTAATGTATGTCTATATACATTAACTGTCATACCTGTGCGGAACTCATTCTCCTGGTAAATAATATCGGTAGCATCTAACTCTGGGTTACCTCTAGTATCATATTCGTATTCTATGCCGGCTGTGTAATACTCAGATAACCACTTAGCAAGGTCGTTTGCCATAGCTGAATTGTTTATCAATGGATTTTCCCATTTAATGGTCTTACCTTTACTATTTAATGGTACTTTTACTTGTCGCTCAATTATCTTGTATCTATGACCTTGAATAGACAATCGATAATTACCCGTCTCATTAAATCGTATGGTGATATAGTAATTACCCGATGCCAGTATATCAGTACCAGTGGAACTTTCATCAAGCTTAACAGTATACCCATATGATGCATCCTGTAAGTAATAGGTTTGAACTTCTCCAGCTGTTACATCTATATCAGTGTATACCAGGTTTTCTTCCTTATCGTTGGTTTGATATGTGTAATATGGTACAATCACTTCTTTTATCAACTCTTGCTTGATTGCTTTTGGCGAAGACAACATATCTCGTCTTTCCATTGTGAAGTTGACAACATCACTTAGGCTTATCTCATTTATTGTGATACGATTGAACGGTCTTTCGGTCTTAGTAAATTCTATTTCAATTTTATCGCAATCATCAAAATCCCTTAATATAACGGATGATTGATGTATTTCGTCCGATTCTATAGTATATCTATTTACAATCGAATCACCGTTATATGTTTTAATGACAAATTCAGCTGGTATAGCTGTACCAAAATCTATACGCAATCCGTAATATGACCTAATTGCGGACATCTTTAGCCATATACAAGGATTATTCGCAAATGTCTTATCTGCTCTTGATATCCACTTTGAGATATATCCTGTATTTAAGATATTACCTGTTCTAGGCAAAAAGAACATACTACCGTCAACCTTTATATAATCCGTCATGAGAGTAGCATATTCATCCTTTTTACTACTTATTATCACATTACCTTGATTTGAGTAGCTTTCTTCACCGTTACTACCTACATTACTTTCAGGCATAAAGTTTGACTTAATCTGTATTTTGCCGTCTCTCGATTGAGTTAAAACACATCTACAAGCATTAGCGATAATCTGTAATGCTTCTTTGTATTTAACCCTAGGCATAGGATTATTTGTATACAAATTCTTAAGTCTAGGGTCAATATAATATTCCAATACTTTAGCCTCTCTTAATATCTCCTGTGCTAAAACGTAGTAATTTTTACCTTCAGCACTATATAAACCCTTTATATATTCCCCGTCCATATTACGAAATACATCATTGCAACGGATAGTAGCTGTACTATCATCACTTTCCCACTCAGCACATAGTAAATGATTACCCTGTATCCATTCGATATCATTACTACCAGGTGTGGCATAACCATACATTATGTTCATTTCTTGACCTGTCTCAAGGTAGTTAATAGCAGACTTTGGGTTATCTACATTGAAATAATGGTCATAATTTTTAAGGGTAACTGAAAAATCAAATTGTGGAACATCTGCTCCAATCGGCGATACATAGCTATCTAGTGTCGAACTCATTACGGAATCATTATAGTAAACCAGTCCATAACCAAACATTATTGAATAAATCCTTAGCCTAGTCCTTGGGGTTTTCATTTTGTATACTATAAGCTTTATAAATGTTGTATTCTCAAGTACTTCCTCAGTTGACCACTTGGATTTATCATTATTTCTAAATTCGATAACCTTACCGACACTACTGACAATATCGAAATCTACCGGATAATTCTCTCCAAAACTTATTGTTAATCCTTTAAAATCTGTAATTCCTGTGTTAAGATTAATCATTAATTCGCAATTCTCATCCGTTATCATTCTGTCCGAAATAATACCAGTATCCAAAAATTGACCATCTGATCTTGGTAGGAAAATCATAGAGCCATCTACCCTAGTGAAATCCTCCTCTAGGGTAGCGTAAGTCATTTCATTTACACTTCTACCAAATATATTTGTCGAATTAGAGAAGTAAGCGTACCTACCATCCGCCACGGTTGCTTTCGCCTGTGCCTCCTGGTTAACTAATCCGAAGGTTATCATAATGTAGGCTCGCTCACGAAGCGAATCTTTCATACTCTCTCGATATTCCCTTGATACTCTTTGCATACTTACGCTCCTGTATCTATCAAATTAACCTTACAGTTACGATAATGAGTAGGTGAACCATCGGCAGTTACCCAGTACGGTTCAGCTGTTCGGTTACTACAATACATCCTTACAGTTCGCCTATTGTTTGTCACCGGATCATTGAATGTAACTCTGACATAAAAGTTATCTAATATAGACAATATCTTCTTCCACTCCTCAGCTGTCAACCACGCCCACTCAAGATTATCAATCTTATATTGGTCACGACCAACCCTTTGACCTACTACTGCTCCATTGGCATCTCTACCACTATCGACTACTGTAGATACAACTATAGTTACCCCTCTTTTACAAGGAGGTAGTTCGTATCCGTTTATTGCCAAATATGCCATATCTACCTCCTTAATTTATAAAGCTAAATCCATTGGCTCTTCTCTGCGTGGTTACAGCATCATCGATCACTCTGTTACCAACTTGAACCACTGTCTTTTCGTTCTTATCGGCTTGTCTCTTTGTATCCGCTGCGATCTCTCGTAGAGTAGGTTCTACATATTCATGATAGAATTCTCTCATATTTTTCGACCAAGTATCGTCTGAATTGGAATTTGAGTAAGCTTGCTTTGAATCATCATACACATCCCTTGATAAAGCATCGTGCGTTATGTAACCAGTATTTGTAGCAAGTAACATATTCTCAGATATATCTCCTGTACATACAGTAATCGCATTGATAATACCGTTCGTGCAAGTGATAATATCCCTTGACATATCTTGCCAAAATCCTGCAAACTGTGCCATTCCCGATACTATTGAGTGACGCATAACCTGTGCTAATTGGAATCTGTTGAGTACTTCGGTAGTACCGTTCACATGTCCTACCAACTCTGCTCCTGCCTCACCTGCTATAAACATAGAGCCATGTATATTGTTCATACCATTCGCATACTTAGGTATAGACTGCCACATATTATGAGTGATTGTTCCACCACTAGCAAGCATCTGGATACCTCCTCCAGCTGTTACGATACCACCACTGGCAAGCCCAAAGAACTCTTTGATTTTACCTTTCCACTGGCTTATAAGGTTTATCCTTACATCAACTGTATCAGGTGTGTTACCCTTAACAAAATTATGTAAGTTATCCCAACCCTGTTTTCGTAGTTTTATATCTTGAATAACATCTGGTATATTACCTATCCAATCTTTTATGGTACTCCAACTATGTTTACGTAGTTCAACATTTTGACTAATATATGGAATCTCACCAATCCAGTTTTTCACAGTATTCCAGTTATGTTTCTTCAACTCAACATTTTGGTCAACATTAGGGATATCTCCAATCCAGCTTTTAATACTTTGCCAACCGTGCTTTTTCAACTCAACATTCTGATTGATTGTAGAAACATCTCCAACCCAGTTTTTTACAGTATCCCAGCCCCTTTTTCGTAAAGATATGTCTTGATTGACGGTTGGAATGTCACCTACCCAATTTCGTACGGAATGCCAACCTTGCTTTCTTAGCGATATATCTTGGTTTATGTTTGGAATATCACCTACCCAATTTCTAACAGTAGTCCAACCATTTTTTCTTAAACTAAGATCTTGTGATAATGTAGGAATATTACCCATCCAGTCTTTTACATTGTGCCAACCTTGTTTCCTTAGTTCAATATTTTGATTAATCGAAGGTGTCGGACCGATCCAGCCTTTTAATGTTTGCCAGCCTTGCTTCCTCAACTCTACATGTTGATCCAGTGTAGGTATTTCACCCACCCAGTTTTTAACAGTGGTCCAACCCTCTTTTATAAGCTTAATATTACCATCAATGTGCAAACCATCCTTCGTTTCTCTATCCCACCAACTACGGGTTTTACCCCATTGTTCAGGTACATTGTCTTTCATCTTAACATCTAAATTAAGCTTTTTATCCTTAACCGTATTCAGATGCTTATTTGTATTGGTAGACCATGATTGAATTCTTGACTCCACATTCGATAAGTCAGCATTCGTACTCTGTCTAAATGTATTAAATTGTTTATTGATTTTACCCAAACTGCGTCCAACTTGCTTGTTAGCTTCCCCCCAGTTTAATGCTATACCAGTCGCAGCTACACCTAATCCGGTTACAATTAGCGATACACCTATAGGTATCAATCCAACGCAACATAACAATACACCTATTGCAACCATTGACACTCCTACTATTGTACCTAGATCTTTTAAAAATTTAGTAATAGCCGATTTAGCAGCTCCCCAGTTTAGTGATACGCTATATGCTATAGCAGCTGCACCTGCAACTATCAATCCAATACCTAGTGGTAAATTACCAGCCATACATAGTATTACACCTAATTGTAGTAACGCTATCCCTATTACTGCTCCCAAATCTTGAAAAAACTGAGTAATAGCTGACTTAACCGCTCCCCAGTTTAAGGCTATACTAGCACCAAGCATACTGGCTCCAACTACAATCAATCCTATACCTAAAGGTAATACACCTGCCATACATAGGAGAACTCCTATTGCAAGTGTTGATATTCCTATTGCTGCTCCTAGATCTTTTAAAAATCTAGTAACCATATTCTTCGATGTACTGAAATTCATTGCAATAGCTGCCGCTAATCCAACCGCTCCTGCCACAATCAAGCCTATTCCTAAAGGTGTACTCACTCCGGTTAATAACAGAATTACTCCTATTCCCAGTAATGCCCCGCTTACCATCATAATAATGGTACGCAGTAGACTACCTATTGACCCAGTAAGAGCACTCCAGTTGAGTGCCACGGCTGTTGCCAGTGCAACCGCACCAACTACCAACAACCCAATACCCAATGGTATATGCCCCGCTAAAAGCATAATCACACCTAATGCTAAGAACGCACCTGCTACTATCATTACTAACGCTGCCAATACTGATTTTATAGGTTGCGATATCGCACCACCCCAGTTTATAGCTGCTGCCGCAACCAACATTGTTATTCCTGCCACAATAGCCGCTATACCTAAAGGTATGAATCCGGAACACACTAGTACTACACCCAGTATCAATAATGCACCACCTACAACGGCTGCAAGAATTACCAATACGTTTTCTATATCGCCTTTAAGTTTAGTCCAGTTGATAGCTAATGCTGTCACAATCATTGCAGCACCTATAACCATCAAGGCTATACCCAAAGGTACATTGCCTGTCACTACAAGGATTACACCCAGTACAAAGAAGAATCCACCTAACAATCCTAAAATGAATGTGAGTGTTCGTGCTAAAGGTTCAGACATTGCATTCCAGTTTGACACAACGCTATCTACTAACCCTACTGCACCTACTGCAATCAAAGCTATACCAAGTGGTATATCTACTCCACTGACCACTAGGATTGTACCGAATACTAATGCGAATGCACTTATAGCAGCTTCGATTTCTGCCAATGCACCTTTCAATATATCAACTATAGCATCCACTTTAGAATTCACTGCATTTTTCAAAAAATCATACTCGGGTAACTTTATGCCTAAATCGTTACTCTTATTTTCATTATCTTCTAAATCTTTTAAAGCATCATCGTCTTTAGATAATATATTAAGTTCATCGATACCTAACATAGCATTTTTAAGCTTTTTAGTAGCTTTTGTTGCTTTATCGGTACTATCTTTATATTTATCTACACCATTGGTTGTGTCTTTTATACCCTTAGTTACATCTGAATAATCTACTTCAGGTAGCTTAAATCCCATAACACTTGCTAATGAATCAGCAATAAGTCTGATTACCTTAACTATTGCAATAGCATACGGTAATATTGCATTCAATGCTGGAATAAATATGTTACCAATCGCCCTAGCACACTGTGCTATCTGAGCACTAAATATGCGAATTTGATTGGCTGGAGCATTCATAGTCCTAGCCATATCGCCTTGTGCTGTGGTTACCTGTGTCATAATTGCATAGTATCTCAGTTGTGATTTTTCAGCCTGTGTCATTTCTGATACTTTTTTCTTGATACCTAATGCCAATGCCTCTTCTTGTAATCTTGCTACAGATAAATCATAACCCAGTCTTCTTAATGGCTCTAACTCACCAGATATACCAGACTGTAACTTCTGCATAGCATTTTCAAAGGCTATATTATAATATGATGAGATATCATATCCCAACTGTGTGAGATTCTTAGACATCAAGTACGCTTTATCACTCACCACCCCAAATCCTGTTATTATTGTTTGGAATGTACCCTGGTTACGCATAAACTGCCCAGGATCAATACCCAAAATCTCACCTACTTGTTCTGCATACTTTTTAGCTTCAGATGCATATTCACCCATTGATGCATGAAATAAATTCAAATCTTCAATATATTGATTTGATTTATTAATGAATTCAGCGATCGTACGACCTATTTTAATAAATACATCCTTTGCAAGATTTATCCCAGCCCATAGGTCAATGTAACTCCTATGAGTTCTATTGTTCACCTGTGTCAATCTATCAGTATTATCAATCAGTCGTCTTATGTTATTAGGTAAACGATTAAATGCATTGGATATAATATTCAATCGTATCGCCAAAGGTGATAGAGCATTGGTTAATTCCCTAATTCTACGGGTAAATGATTCCATATCCATAGTATTAAGAGATTGTGCAACTGCTGGTAGCTTAGATAAAGCATTTATAACAGAAGATAATCCGGTGATTCTACCCATATGTTTCAAGGGTTCTAATGCGGATGAAAATCTCTCAATACCAGCGAAGTCAACACCACTTAATGTAGCAATCGCCGTACCAATATTAGCAAGCTGTCTACCAATCGTGGGTGAAATTCTGAAATTACCAACATTCTTTAGCTTCTCCAGACTTTCAGCAAGTTTCGATATCTTTTCAAAACCACTACCGTCCATCTCCTTTAAGGTGTTGTTGATATTTTTAAGCTGATTTGAAACAGCTGATAACCCAATACCACCTTGCAATGCTGATTTTAGTCTAGTCAAGGAGGCTGAAAGAGCATCTATACCACTAACGGCCGAAGACGAATTGGAACTAATTTCAACTTCTAATTGTTCAATTGTAGTAGCCATATCGTCACTCCTTTTCCGCTAATTGCTTGTTTGCCTTTAGCATATAATCTTGCATATACCTCAATCCTTTATCGGCCATTGCTTTTTCTTTCTTTTCGTCTGACTCTTTCTTAGACTTATCATTGATAGGATAAGGCTCTTCAACATAAGGCATAGGCTTAGTTCCAGCTTTCGCAAATGCTTTTAGTATTGGTGATAACCTGGACATAGCGTCATAAAAGTACATTCCTTGTAACCATAATTCTTGGTTCATACGCTCCTTTCGTAACTCATCGGCTTCACGATAATACTTAGCAAGCGTACAGTCCTTATCCCAATATTGTTCCTCACTCATCCCGATCGCTAAATAATATGGAAATCTTGAACAAAAAGTATCTGTATATGAAAAGTGGGGAATCGAATCCCCATTTTCTCTGTAATCTGACAACGGCTTTACCAGCTCGCTGTCCACTTCAAGTTTCCCTCGGATTCCTCCGGCTCTTCTACAAGTGTCAATATAGGCTCGTTGTACATCTCAGCAAGCTTACCTATAAGATCTTCCTTGTTTGTCAGCTGTGAATATATTTTATCTATGATATCCTGTCTTACACCTCTGTGATGTGCTAAAAACGCACCCGCAAATAATGTAGGAAGTGTTGTCATTGGTTTACGCTCAACGTCTGCGACAACAAAACCTTTTCTCTCCATCTCTGTTACTGTTCTTCTTGTGAACTCAAGGGTATATTCCTTACCCTCGAATTCAAAATTAAGTTGCTTTGCCATTTATAATTCCTCCTAATTGTCAATTGTAATTACTGTAGATGGTGCGATTGTGATTGTCATACCCACAACCTCATTAGTACCACCACCCTTAGCGTGTACTGAAAGAGATCCCTTAAACTTAAACTTGCCCTTATCGCCTGTTGGTGTGAGTGTTCCACCTGTCTCGTTACCACCAAACCATACGGCAAACTCCTTCTCAGTTCCTTCCATCTGTTTCAGTCTCTTATACTCGTTCAAATCATAATTCGCTGAGAACTCAAGTGAACTGAGTGACTGAATACCTGGTATATATGTCTGCATTGAGTCGGACAATGTCGTTGTTTCAAGCATCTCAGGTGCTCCTCCCAAATCCGGGAAATCCTTAATGTCAATTAACTTCTCATATGCTGTAGTACCTTTCACCATAAGGAATATCTTATATGTACTTATAGCCATCTATATTTACCTCCTGTAAATCGTTTTATCCTTAGATATGATTGCTCTATACCTCGCAACCACTCTATATATCGTTGCATTCTCTTCGTTAGGGATTGGATTCATCATTGTTCTTGTGAATCCTAATTCCCCCATTTCATAATCAATAATTGCTAAAATTGCCTTGCATTCACTCTTTTTACCGCTTGTTTTGTTAGAGTAAACATTTACCTCATACAGTACCTGTACATGGTTTTCGATATGGCTTGAATCTCTTGTACTTCTAAGTACTTGATTGTCCATCTCAATGATAGATACACAAGGAAATGACGGTGGGGCTTTTACATATTCACCTGTCATGAAGATTTTCGGATATTTGTTTCGTACGATTGTAGCCAATCTTTGAAATATCTCATTTTCGATATCAATCATCCAAATACCCCCCTTGCGATGCTTACTATCTCATTACAAACAGTGGTTACTGCTTTCGCCATAGGCATACTTGCAGGTGTACCGTGTGTGAGTCTAAGTTCACCGTCTTCAAAATACCCCCATGTTGTCTTCCTACCATAACCTTTACCATAACTACCAATGGTCAGCCCAAGTTCACTACCTTTCGGATGCGGTGAAGTACCGATTGAACCGTTATGATATACACCTGCACCAAACTCAATCCATACCGCGTCTTCTCCATTTGCGATTACAACTGAGATATCACCTCTTGTATCGACCGTAACATCAACTTGTCCTGATATATCCATATCGTCTACTAAATCATCAAGTATCGCACCATTAAATCCTATCTGAGATTCCTTAGCTAAAGCTTTCGCCACTTTGTCTTGAAATAATTTAACTTTTCTATTGAATTCTTCTTTGTATTTATTCAAGTCATTGAGTGCTTTATCTATACCTTCTTCCGATAGGGTTACTGAAATAACACTTCTACCCACTTACTTCTACCCTACTTATAGCAATTGAAACACTATTAATGCTCTTCGCTACCTTTTTTACAATATGGTCATGTGGTGTGACGATACTACCATCGTCATTTAATAGTAATAAACCATTGCTATCTAATTTAGGTATGGTATCTATCCAAAGTACTGTATACTCATCAATCCCAGGTGTATCATTACTCATTACAATCACCCGATCATAATTTTCACTCTCCCCAAATTGCCTTGTACTGGTTTCACCTTTGGCGGCTGATATATTCGCTGAATACTCCAATGGTTTACCCCATCGCACTTCGTATTCACCTGTGTTATTTCCATATTCATCAACCTTTGGTATTTTGCTCTCAAACAATGCGTAATAAAATTTACTTTTATTTCTAATCAATGTTTTCATTTGATTATTCCTACATGTGGTGTAACACTATTTAACATTGATGCCGGTATATCAGCGTTCTCATATGATCGGGATATACCATTCTCAGAATGTGAAGTTTGCCCCTCTGCACCTCGCTTATTAATCAGATATGCGGCAATCTCACATTGTAAAACCTCATATCGTTTGGGTACTTCTGTGACATCATTGTTGTACGGATAGGCTTTATTTACTATTTTGTCACCGGCTATCTTTAAATAGGTAGATAGCACTATGTTACTCTCTGTACTATCACCTATCATAGCTTTCAACAACTCAAGCTTTTCCTGGTCAGTCATACTTACCCGATCTCATAAAAATCTTCAGTACTTGGATTCGCTGTAGGTGTTCCCACAATGAATCCTGTACCGTTTTTCTTATAGTAAACCTTCGTTGAGTTTACAGACGTGTCAGTACTTTTCTTAGCCTTACCTGCGATAACCTTAACTACCTTAGTGGCATCTGTAAGAGCCGCAAGATAATACTTCCTTGACCAGATAGTATTCTCACGTATGTCCTTATTCCTATCCTGCTCGACTTCCACACCCTTCTTATTAAACAGTGTGACCGCCTTACTCGTGGCAACAATTACTGTACCCTTATCGGCATCCTTTTTAGTGAAGATATTTACACCTGCAACAGTGCCGACATATCCTGTACGAACAAATGCCTCAACATACTTTAAATCCTCAGCCAAGTTCTTTCTGAGTTCAGCAACATCCGCCGGACTAACAAATGCAAATGCAAGACTTGCCACCTTCTCCGCCTCATTATCTGTATACTCAATGTTTAAACTTGCCACCGCATCAGCAAATGCCGCAAAATTCAACTTCTCAGCCGCTACCGCCATATTTGCCTTCTTAAACTCAGTGTAAATACTCTTATTTACATAATTGAAAAGGTCTGTACCCATATGTCTTACACCAACAGGGACTAACATAGGGTCTGTCATTTCCTGCTCATCGAAGTACTTAAATCTGTTCTGTGCTAACAGAATCTCATATTCTCTCTTAGCATAACTAACTTCGATACTCTTAGTATTACCGTTACCCATTGCAAGGGTCTCTGTGCCGTCAGTAGCAGAATACACATTGATTTGTCGCTTCATACCTGCTGTACCTGTAAGGGAATTGTCTACCTTACAGAACTGTTGCAAATCAAGATGTGACTTGTACTGGTCTTCTACCTCATTGGATAGATAAAAATTTTCATAAATCGTATGAGCCATTACTCATTACCTCCTGTCTCTGTATACAATGATTTATATTCTTCGGGATTGGTCTTTGAAAACTCATACCTTTCTGTAGGAGACATCTTTTTCAATCCCTCAAGGGTCATACTCTTAGCCTCACCATCACCTGTCGGCTTCGGTGTATTCTTTAAAATATCAGCCTTCAGTTTCTTTTCGACACTAACTAAATGTTTCTGCTGGTTGGTAAATACAACTTCGGAATTACCGTCAATCATAGCCTCTGCCGTTGAATCTGCTAACTCCTCGTCATATCCTAATCCCAGTAGTTTAGCTTTATACTTAGATATATTACTTTCTCTAAGCAAAGCATTATACTTAGCTTCAAGTTCTGCCCTTTCCTCCTGTTCCTTCTGTTTGTTGACTTCATCCTCCGACATCTTCGCTCTTAGCTGTCTTTTAGCTTCAGCTAATTCAGATGCAGTCTTATCGAACAACTTCTTCTTTATATATCCGTCATGATTATCCTCAGCATCATATGACTCCAATGCTGCAATCTTCTCCTCAGGTGTCATATCCGCATATCCTTCAATCTTAGATACATCTATCTTCATTATTCATTACTCCTTTGTCTTTTTATATCTTCTGTGATATCATCTGTGATTTCCGTCTTCTCTGACATAATTTCTTTTTCATTAATCATCTGCTCTTCATAGTATTTCATACTCATAGAATAAGCAGACTCAGCATCACTAAACATTCCACTGTGTTGGAAAGCTAACTGCGGATGTATTTTAGGTTCTTGTAGCATAGAAATGAGTACTTGTGATTTACTCTGTATTGCCTCATAATTCCTACGGGTGAACTTCATATCAATGTCTCTAAGATGTAGCGTACTGTCCCTCAAGTCTTCGCATATTCTTAGTACCAGCTTCAGCATCTTTTTTTCAGCTCTCTTAAAGACATTCTCACTGTCCTTGGCTCTTGCCTCAGCATCCGACCAACCGTCTCTAAGTACAACTGCTGCACCTGTATCACTTGTGGACTTACTACCGTTTCGATTTGGCATACCACAAATGGTAAGCATTGCATTATAATAATCATCTTTAAGTGTCTGTGACTGTGTTTGATTAAGTTCAGTTGTGACTACGCCAACATCTGCCATCTGCCCGTCAACCGACTTGACCTTAATTGCACCTAATTCAAGGAACTCCTGGTAATCTTCTTTTGAGATATCACAATTTATAAACTTGATAAATGCCTGTACCAGCTGTTCTACACCATCCATTCTGTTACTAGCTACACTGTTCATAGCATCCAGTAACGGTAGTACAATCTCAAATGAACCCAATCTTGAATTATTTGCCGGGTATTCAATTATTGGGATATCATACAGTGCGTGCGGTGTCGCTCCTACCAACAAATCACCATCCACCACATAATACATACTCTTTGTATATATTGAGTAATGTGTGACATTGGTATCGTCAACATAATACTTAACAGCCATTATTGGCTCACTACCAATCTCATTTGAATACACAACAAATGTGTTTCTTGGGTCAAGAGTATACATTTCAAATGGTGCATCATCCAAATCACCTACACCATCAGGTAGCACCATTCTAAATGCTGTACCACATATCATTTGCCATTCTACTATTTCCTGGTCTTGACTTGCTTTATCCTCGGCAAACATATACTCATTCAGTACATTTACTTGCCTTACAATATCTTCATTGCCACTTCTGCTAACATATTGGATTGGTTCACCGCAAAGGTAACCAACCTTAAATGAAACTATCTCATTTGCTCTGTTTTCGACTATCTTATTACATATCTCCGGTCTAACCTCTTTTACCCTATATCTAATAGGCTGATCACCTTTGTAATACTTGTATAGGTAATCTATATCACTCCTATTGAGTGAATGTATATCTAAGGATTTTCTGAGAACATCTAATACATTGGTTTCAGTTATCTCTCGCACACTGGTTTTGATTATTCGCCTACCGTTCATAACTCTGGTTTCATTTCTCATACTCCTCCTTTCGTACAAAACAAAAAAGTGCAAGACTACATGAGATTAGTTAAAATCTCGTGCAATCTCGCACCCTTTTAATAGCTATAAAGTTACTTCCAACAGTTGCACCTATATATTAGCATAAACATACTAAATAATCAATATTTATACAGCATTTACCATGGGCGTGAGAACACTTCTACCTTAGCTGTAGATAAGCTTTGTGCAAACTCTGCAAGCATAGCCATTCCATCAGGAACGTCATCGTGTTTATTCTTACCAACTACTGTGTAAGAGCAAAGCATATTTATCATTCGACCATAATCCGAATTCTTATGATATAAGGAACTGTCCTTAAACAGACAATGTTCCTTTACCCAGGCACTATTGACTATAATCTTTGTTTCTTTATTAGCTGTAGTAAACTTGGTTGTGATATTGGTAATACCGCCTCTCTCCTTTACTTGCCCTTGTATCTTTTCTGCCACTCTCCTACCGGCTGAATTACTCTCGAAACGACACATCTTTACTGAATTGGTCAATAATACCTCAACCAACCTGGCATCTACTACATTTGGTAAACCATTATCGCAAACACAATCCTCTATGTAATAATCATTACCATACACATACGCAACCGGCAAGAATGCGTAATCACTACCCTTATCCTTAGTATCACACACTCCAATTACAGCATCAGCTTCACCCGGTAACTCAAAGTATCTTCGCAACTCATCCTCAGAATATACTAATCCCTCACGCTCTATAGGCTCATTCATATACAATGCTCTCCAGCTGGCATCATCCATAATATCTCTTTGCTCACGATAAAACGCTGTGGTAAATCCTACTCCATAATCGTAATCAAAATTAGACTCATCATTACCATCCATAGCCGGTATTACTATAAACTTTGCCCGATCCGAATTACAATACTGACTCTCAAGTCTACCGATTACATCATGTACCGACCATCTTGTAGCGATGTGTAACTCTTTACAATGGTTACCTATTTTTCGTTGCCTCAAGTCAGTTGTATATGTTTCCCACAGCTTGTCTAATCTCTCCTTAGATAAGGCAACTTCTATACCGGACACTAAATCGTCACAGTAAAGTAGGTCGGATGCTCTATATAATCCGGCATTTCCTGTTCCTATAGATGTAAACTCCAATGTCTCAAATCTCTGTCTTTTATCTACATCAATTCTACAATCCTTAGCGTTGGTACTTGTTAGCGATATACCAGGGAACACATCTTGCCACAAATATTCACCATTTTTATCCAGTATCCTCAGACACTCATCATACACTCCCCTTATAAATGCATTTGAGTGACTACCTGTAAGTTTAGGTTCGTTTGGTCTCTTCCCAGCTAACCATGTCAGAAAGAATATTGCAAGTGTACTTTTCCCCGCCCCCGGTGGTAGAGATACTGCAAGCAAATCTAATTTATCATCCGCTAACTCCTGTAAAGCATCCACTACTTGCGATAATACTCTTCTCCTTGGTGGGTAAAACTTCTTATCCGGCTCTCTATTCCACTCAATGTATAATATATAACTCTCAAAATGATATGGTGCAGCCGCTAGTAATACCTTTTTGTGTAACTCAAATAACTTTTGCAAGAACCCGGTATCGTCTACCCCTGGTATAGTATCTTCAATACATCCCGATAACAGTATCAAATATTCTACAGCCAAATCCCTCTCACTACCTATTGTCTCAAGACACATATGATACAAGTCCTCATACCCTACTATATCACTGGGTGTCTTTTTAATTTTTTGGAAAATTTTTTCAAGTAATACTTTCATTTCTACCTCTCTATAAATAAAAAAATGCATTACCACATAGGACTTATTCCTTTGCGATAACGCACTCTATACTAATCTACTAATCTATTCTTATTGTATCTGTTGTGAATAACTCACTCCAATTTTCATCCATTGCAGATAATTTAAACTCTATATTGTTTCTAGGCTCGTTTGAACCTATCATTATCGCCGCATTATACGATTTGTGTGCCTGCATTGTGGACGGAACACCTGTACCAAACATTACCATCACATCGTCGACCGATGAGTCCATAGGTACTATCGTTATCTCACTATCGGTCTTGTTTTCAAATTTAATATCCATATAATAAAATCCAAAACTCTCACTGATGCCTCGATATGTTGCTTTAAAATAATTATTATCAGCTATAACCATCCCTTCCGACTCAGTCTCACTCACACTTGTCTCAACTTGATTGTTTTTAGCTTGATTTACACGCTGTACCGGAACACCCTGTGTACTTGTAGCACTACCATAAATCAAAGCAACTATCATAAGTGCTGCAAATATTACAACAGTCCATCCTATTGTTTGTATAAATAATTTCATAACCAATCCCCCATTACTTTAACATTCTATCTAATCCCAACTCCATATCGTGAAACCTAAGTGGCGAAGGGTAACTATCTTCAGTGACTACATACTCTTCTTTACTATCCCTTTTTCTTACTACTATATCATATCCTAATCTATCTAGGTATCTCTTCCAGGTGTCTACATAGATATGCTTATTATCAAGTGTCTTATAGGTACTTGAGTTTGACTTATATCCTAGCTTTTCCGATAACTCATCAAATCCTATACCCTCATATATCATTATATGCTTTACTATCTCAAATTCATCCATTCCATATTCTCCTAGTTATCAACAACGTATCCACCTTTTATCTTAACCCCCATCGGTACTATCACGACCTTATACCCCAGTACCTTAGCCATTGAGGATAACATTGATACAGGTATGTCCTTCCTTGATTTTTGTGTGTCAAGTCTATCCCAAATGGCTGCTCTAGTTATACCAAGTTTTTTGGCATATTCGATATTTGAGATACCTCTCTGCTCCATAATGGCTTTTATTATTTCACGACCATTCATATTTACCTCCATAGTAATTGTAGTATGTGATTAGATTTATGTCAAGTGTTTTCTTGACGTCTTTTGTAACTTCGGGGTACTCACCACACTCCCCCGGGCTGCGATGGCGTCAAGCTATACCCCCCGGGGCGGCTATATGCAACGGTTATACACTGGGGGGGGGAACATATCGGCACACATCAACACATAAAAAAGCCACCTTTTACAGTGGCTTAATATCTCAATGTTTAATTTTTAGGTTCGTTATTTCTGCATTTTCGACAACTCTAACAATATAAAAATGGGTAAAGCTATAATAATGCCTATGACTTTGAAAACTGTAATAATGCCGTTACTTACCGCCTTAGCGGTCTTGCTATCCTTGTACATAATAATCACCTCCAAAAAATCTATAAATTTAAACTATACTAAAACGCTTGTATTCGCTTTGTATACAATATTCATTGTATAAATCCGGGTAGGATTTTTTAAATTTAGTACTATCAAAGCGGCAGGACTGTACAGTTCTATATGTCACCTTGTCCGCTCCATCTATAACAACATCATTATCACCCATCAAGTTAATTATTTCAAGCTTTATATTGTCCTGGAGTGCCTCCAGTTCCTCCAACATCCTTTTATTTTCCCTATACTCTTTACATAACATATTTAATTTACTACACATAATTAACAACCTCCATTGATTCTAGTACTTACATACTGTAAAAACTCTTTGATTGTGTCGAAACTTTTAACCGGCTTCGAATTCTGATTCTGATATCCATTCAACACATTTACATATAAATGATATTTCTTACTACTCAAATCCGGGCGGCTGTTATATGTGTCCAGATAATAGCCATAATTTAAATTATTCAACTTATCCAACTTCTCAATCGCTGTATTAACCTTAATATTGTTCACTCTCATTTTATAACCTCCGTTATTTCTCTATAAAATAATTAACATTTCTCCCGGTTTCGTTACTACAATTGTAATATTTAAAGCTGTTTACATAATTATCAAACGTATCGAATGAATCGGGGATTAATGGTAACTTTATATCATATGAACCCACCAAGCTACCCGGGTAAGCCCGGGAGGTGGTAAGATGTACCACCCTACCCGCATCAAATGCTTTACGTGCCATTCTTTTATCAACCCTTTTATAAACCGTGTCACGATCTAATAATTCCATCTGTAACATAATTAGAACCCTCCATTTATTTTACAAAATTCACATAATAATTTATTTATTTGTTCGCGGCGTTCGCTCTCAGATATGCCGCAATTTTGAATTATGCTTTTTGCTTTACTCTCATACTCTGCCACGCCGTCCGCTTGTTTCCCTACCAAATTTCTATAGCCCGTAACAATTATTACACCGTATAAATTGTAAGCATCCCAATTCCAGCCAAAAACCCCATCGTTGTAACCAAACGGTTGTTCGTATGATAGTAAATATTGCAAGCTGCCATAATTTACCTTTATAACATTACTAAAAAAATTATTTATAAATTGTTTTGTTGTCTTCTTCATCTCAAACCTCCAAACCTGTATTAAAAACTTTATCTATCGCATCATCCAGCAAGTAACATCTAATAGCCACATCCAGGGCATCCGGACCGCTGTATATTAGATCTAGAACGCTACCCAAATCATACCCGCCACAATCCAGAGCCTCAGCCAATAATTCAAAATTATCTGATACATATTGCCTTGATAATTCACTATTACATGTATATGATTGACTACCTCCACCGGTTACGTCGTCGCAATCCCTTAATATTTGCTTTAAGTAGTCCGCCAGTTCGCGGGAACTCTCAAATTGAGAGCGGTCTATTTCCTCATTTACATAATTTAAAACATCGTTATAAACTGCATTTTCATAATCGTAAGTGTCTATATACTTCTTATCCATTTCTATACCTCCCATTATTGCCATCTATAATTATATCTATTCTCATACTTCACGCCGTCCACCCTGTAACCTTTACGGTCATACGCGTATTTTGTTTTAGTGTGATCTAAATTTGTAGCCCTTACGATATAACCACCGCACACATTAAAATCACAATTTAATACTTTTGATTCGTGCCATACATTCTCTAAACCTTTTTTACTATCCATCTTAATACCTCCAAAATTCTTGTTTATGTGTATTTGTTTTTCGTTTATGATTACATTATACATCATTTTGATTATATGTCAATACCGTTTTTGATTATTTTTTAAACTTTTTTATTGTCTTAAATAATCAATTATGTTATATTATTCTTACATTATTATATGGAGGTTAGATATATGAAAAATGAAATCAAAGCGGCTATAAGCTTAAAGGGTAAAAGCCTGGAGGGTTTGGCGTTGCATTTGGGTATTAGTAAACAAGCTTTATCGAATAAATTTTATCGTGATAGTTTTAGCGGTAGCGATTTATTAAAGATTGCGGACTATCTAGACTGTGAACTGGCATTTATTGACGCTAAAAGTAAGATTACATTAGTAGACTGATTTTATATGTAGATATGCGATCATATTTTAACCGGATCCGGGCAATACTGTAGGACTTACAAATTTACATATTATAGTAGATACACGCACGGGATCGGGTAGGATATACAGCCACTTATATTAAGTGGTTTTTTTTTTGTTATGCCTGGAGGTGATATATTACAGTCCCCACATATCTACCCCCTGGATCCGGTTAGGCTACCACATCCCGCCGGATTTACCCAGGTTGTATATTTTACATATTTATGCGTTTTCAATGCATATTTATAAAATATCAGATAATTATCTAAATTGTCAGTTATACACCTCCAGATCCAAAGTCCAAAAATTTACCCGGGTAAATTCCAAAATTTTCCACTAGGTAGTGGAATTTATTTTTTGAATAGTCGCTAGAAAGTCGCTGGAAAGTCGCAAGATTTTTTCCAAAAGTCGGATCGGGAATAGTCGCAAAAGTCGCTGGATAGTCGAAAAGTCGAAAGTCGCAAAGATTTTCACAAGATAGTCGCAAATTAACAAACGCCTCAGAACAGCTCTAAAATCGTTTCTAAGGCGTTTTTATGTTGTGGTGCTATATTTATACCCTAAGGCTATTAAAATGCGTTAGAACGCAAAATAACAGCCTTGTCGCAAGTCTTACGCATTTACATTCCCCTCAGACAAAGTCGAAAGTCGAAAAGTCGCAAGAAAGTCGCAAAATAATAAAGCACCCTGGAGTTGATTTAAAATCAATTCTAAGGTGCTTTTTGCAGCAGTGCTATATTTCTACCCTAAAGTCGTTTCTATGCGTTCTAGGGCGTTTTATAAAGGCTCAGCCTTAGTATCTGTGGTTGATAGTCGTTTCTGCTCCTCACCACTCAAGTATCGTTTCTTGATATCTTCTGCCGAATAGTCGTTTGTATCCCCTTGGTTCGGTGTTACGACATACTCAGTCTTATCTTGGTAGCCATAATTGTTCTTACCCAGGAAGATCCCCGATACCGGATTTATCTTACCGGAGTTCATGTAGGATTCCCATAAATTCTCTAAAGTTGCGTACGCTTTTTTGATCAAAACTGCTACTGGCTTAGCTATTGCGGGCTTATATCCGACACCCCCAGTCGCTCTATTAACCACTATACAACGCAACTGATTAGTCGACATCCCATTCAGTGCTATAGCCATTCCGGCAACTGTAGGTTTCAAATCAGCCTCTGCATAAAGCTTAAAATATTCCCCAAGCCTTTCGGAGACCTGTCTGGGGTCGTTCATATCTATCTCTGGCATAGAAAACAGCTTTGCATTTATCTGTATCAGAGTCGTATTATCCCCAGGCTCTAAGTTTTGCAAGTAGTTTTCCGGGGACAACCAACTGTTATTCTTCCTAGGCTTTTTAGGAGAGTGTCTTTTATCAATAGGCTTACCGGTTCTTGGACTGATAACAATATCCTCATCCACATCCTGTGACACATCCGTACTCTGCTTTATCTCATTTTCTTTTTTACTCATCATATTTCCTTTCTCTGTCAATTTGTAACAAATATTACTTGAAGTAGTAAAAGTAGTGGAAAATCAAAAAATGCGGTAAACCTTACTTATATACTGTAGACGTCTACAGTATACAGGAGAAATTATACGCAAAAACAAAAGTTTTACTACTTCTACTACTTCGTGTAACAAATGTTACATTTATAAAATAATGCATATTTATACATATTTTAATACATTTTGCTCTAAATTTTACGCTCTAAAATCGTTAATGACACTCTATTTCATTACCCCAACAATCCCAATTATCAACCTGTTGTCTTGCAAATAGCTCTATTTTTGGTAGGTCTCCCAATAATTTTACTATTCGTTCTCTTACTTCACTGGGCTTCTTAGAGTGTTCTTCTACACTATGCTGTACAATTTGATGGACACTATGACTTTTGACTATCTGAGTTGCTTTAGTATTTTTACTAACAGCTATTAAACAAACCTCAGCATTCGCCCTTGTATAAGCACCCATTCCCCAAAATAAGCTATCACATCATAGCTTTATATTGCATCTTCATACCATCCGGTGCCTGTAATGTCACATAGATAGGGAAGCGATTTCGCCTAAGGTAGATAGATTCATATTTAGCATCCACCAGTTTTAATCCCGTTTTATGACTCTGCTCACACTTAACAGCAGATTTCATATCTATATACACTTCTCTACATATACTACATTCATATCGTTTAACTTCGTTCATTATTCATCTTCCTTAATGTTTATCAAATCACTGTTTCCCGGGACATACGTCAGCCTAATACCTTTTTTGATTCAACCTCTATGGAAGTTGGAAAGTTGGGTGTAAAGCTGGGAAAATATGTAGTTTTTACAATTTCAAGGTCTACCAAGTGATTCATCTCGCAAAGGGTAGCATCATCCGCATCTTTATAGTTACGACCACAGTGTTCGCAAATATACCATACTTCTTTTCTCATTTATCTATCATCCTTTCTACAGTCCTTATCATAGGCACATCTCCTTACATTTGGTATACATCGGTAAAATCCTGGTAGTGCCGTTTTGGGTAACGGTTACCATACTGTTAAATTCATCCATTGACATTACCTGTGTTCGATTATTGTTATCCAGGTACATTGCAACACCATATTGGCTGTATACATCCAATATAGTTATATACTCACCATAGAAACTCTTATATACATCTCCTTTACTTGGGTAATCCATTATCACTTCTCCATTTCTTCACATCTTGTAAAAGCCGGGACTGGGGAGCCGTTAGACGAAGTTGATACTTTACGCAAAAACCCACTAAGTGTCCTAGCGCTTACATAATAATCATCATTAACTTCTGCATAAATAACTATTTCCCGATCATTATCTTGTATAACATCAATTATCCTAAAATACATTCCATAATAGTGTCGGTATATTTCACCTCGTTTGGGATAATCCATTGTTTATTCACCTCTCCTTTTATTTCAACAGCATATCCAACTGCTTATACTGCTTTGTAATTACATCATTGTGACGCTCTATCATTTCTTTGAGTTTTTCTCTAAACATATCAACCGCGTTTCTTCTATCCTGTCCCGTTAATGGAATTCGGTACTCAATAGGCTCACCATCAATGGTATGCTTTTTTAACCATATCTCATAAAAACATTGTGTGTCTAAAAACTCAATAATCTCAGATAATTTCTCTGTTTCCTCTTTACGAAGTTGTATTTCCGACAAACAATCGCTTACGTCCTCGGCTTTAGGAAGTAGATTATCGATTAGCCCCTCGAATCTCTCATCATACTTATCTGTTATCATTATTCAACCTCCATTACTAGATTGCCTCCGGTGCAAGGTTCACCATTAAGACTAAACCTAGAAGATTATCCCCAGTGTCCTTGATATATATTACATCCTCCTCGAAGGTTGAGTTGTAGAATGTAATATCGTTACCAAAAGGTTTTAACAACTTTGAGTTTACCCAAATATTTAACGATTTATCTGTAACCAGCTGTCTTAGCTGTGTTTTACAATGCTCCTTATATACACCTGTATCAAACATCTTAGATGCAGTATAAATGTCGGTAAGGAGAGGAAGCAATCGATTTGGGTCTCGTTGTGAATCATCCTTTATCAGCCATTTTTCAATTGGGATAAGATACACCACCCAGTTTTTATATACGACCGGTATATATTTATTATTATCTACACTAATATCTCCGTATATCTTGTAATCTTGTGCCGCCGGATTATCGATATATTTATATAAGTTCTTTACAATATCTGCCTGTAGCTTTCCAAAATCCATTATTATTCCTCCTCTGACTTCTCTAAACTCTTTTCCAGTGCTTTAATGATAGTCTCAACTCTCTTTTCACCCAGTCCCTTTACTTCAAGTAAAATCCCACGGATTTGGGATAGGTCTATGCCTGGTACAGCAGATGTACCATCCTTAAATCCATCTGAGTAAGCACTCTTATAAACTGTTTGTAAAAACTGGTTCATTTGGTTGTGGTCTTTTTTCTTTATATCCAGGTACTGTTTGCGATTTATTACAAAATCCTTTTATATCACCATTAAATTTCTCCCTCCAATCTACTTAGCCTCAGCTGTATTTTGCTCCAGTTCTGATAATTCTACAATCGATATACCTATTTCTTTTGCCAAACTTCGCTCAATTGTAGCACCTTTAGATTTTTCCCAACCCGGTAGCATCACCATCATATCCGACATACCAACTAGTGGTATACATAATGCCATATACTCATCGTGCTTACCATTCGGTAATACATTATTTAACCACATAGGGTTGATTACATCAGCACCCTTAAATATACTAGTAACTCTATTCTCAGCCTTTAAAAAGTCTAAGTGATAATTCTTATTGCCCGTAATTGGACCTGATAAATATACTCTCATTCGTTTCCTCCTTCTGATATCTAACTTCTTTGCCATCTGTAGTTTTAAATATGATAGTATCTGGTGGTATTTCAGTCTTATCATTAAATATAGGAGATAGTTTTAAATTTACTATATTTAAAATATAATCACAGTCACCATATATCGCTGTGAAAATTGTTTTATAATCTAGTGATGTCATAATGTACTTACACTACCTCCTTTAACTTTAATCCCCAGTAGATCGGGAAACCACAAGATGTAGACTTCTTATCAAACCACTCTTGGTGTCGCTCCATTTCTGAGTTAAATTTCCTTGCCGATAATACGAAACTACCATCAGACTTCGACCACATCTTAAATGACTGATATAAGTCCTTAGCCTTTATATTGGCATTATCATCTTTAATACATCTCATCTCCAGGAACTGTAATACTATATCATTGTCTCTCTCATACTTTGATATAACTTCCTTTAGGCTACCACTCATTTGTAAGCCTTGTTTCTTATAATGTAGATACCCTCTCACCAGCCACATAAAGATACCACTCATATTGACCGGACTACATAATTCATCTTTTAAATGGATATCCTGTTCGTTTGGTGCGAAGTGTCTGTTAAACTCAACTACTTTAATTCTCTCAGATGCAAACAATGATTTATCTGTAACCATTGGTAGGTCATTACAAGATAACCAAAGAGTAAACTGTGGCTTATAGGTGATAGCAGATTGATATAAGGCTCTAGCCGATATCTCCTCACCACCTGTAAGCTGTTTGATTTTCTCTTCATCCAACTTGCCATACTCACTACTCTCTGACATTGTTACAAATCGCTTGCCTTTTAATGCAGCAAGTGTAGGAGATGCCGCCTCAACATCCTTTTGCCTATCACCTCTGCAAATCATCCCTACCGGGGCAACCTTTGCGTAATCGCCCAGTAATGTTTCTATTGTATTAAGCATTGTGGACTTACCGTTTCTAGTAGTCTTACCGTGAAGTATGAACATACACTCCTCATTACTCATACCTAACATTGAGTAGCCTAATGCTCTCTGTAGGAAGTCTGCTTTATCTGTGTCACCCTCTGTAACTTCGTATATGAATTTTTCCCACCTCTCACTCTTTACATCTCGTGACATAGTGTGGCTAAATGCTGTCTGCATTGTAATAAAATCATCCCACCTATGCTCACGAAATGAACAATCAGTTAAGTCATATGTACCGTTAAGGCAGTTTATCAAGTATGGGTTAGCATCAAAATGTACAGCCGATATATGTAACTCTCCTGTAGCATCTTTTAGAATTCTATCCCTCATTCGCCTATCACCCATCTTATTTACAAAGCTGGTATAAGACTTACGGACATCATCATTTATAATCTCACCACAATATATAATCATCAGCCTTACAAAATCCTTTATCTTCTCAGATATCAGAATTGCCCCCTCATCCTTTCGCCACGCTCCCTCGTGATAGGTGTACCAGCTTTTATGTTCAGGGCAGTACCTAGCCTCCTTTGCGTATAGCATCCCAAAAAGATTTGCCATACCCATTTCCGACCATTCGTACCCGGAACTATTCTCGTCTGTACTTTCGGGATGTGAATTGTAAATCTGATACATTTTATGTGATAAGTTCTCATCTACAATTACACGACCATATCGTGTTTTGTACAATTCACTCATTATTTACACCAGCCACAGTTATGTATATCTAGTTTTTCCTGTAAGATATCTCCTATAACAAGAAATTCTTCTAAAGATATTCTATACTTATTTAAAACATTTTTTGGAGGATGTCTAAATGGCTCAAATGTATTAGAAATACAACCGTAGTATCCATCACTATGGCTATCTTGTTCCCCAAAATCATCTGTATCCGCCTGGATACCATTAATTACAAATATAGATGTTTCACATGGTAAACCTTCATATGTTTCTATTCGTAATTTCATCTTTTGTACCTCGCTATACTATTACATATTGATTTTATTTCACCGTCGCTTAGCGGTGGGGTGCACGCATTTGTATTTACATATAACAGTTCTTTATAAATCTGTAACTTAGAATACCCGATCGTATGCATTGCTCCAGCTACCGAAGTTAGACTCATATTTCTACCACCGCACTTAATCTCGGGATATGTTGGTCGCAATCTTATTCGACCATTATTGTATGCATTCTCCCAAATTGGTATGTATAGTTTAAAATCTTTCCTTTTATTATTCTTTTCGTCTCTGTAACCACTGAAATATTTATCTACAATGTAATCAATAGCCTCTTGATTATCTATAATTTCATCATATATAAATACATTTCCAGTTGTTATAAAGTATCTAGCATCCTTATATATCTCCACACCCTGTAGGTTATTTCTACCTTTAAATGGTAAATTACCTTTTACCAAGATGTGGAAACCTCTACCACTTCGTGATTTTTCGGTATAGCTGTGACACGCACATATGATATCTGCCCCGATCTTACTTACAAAACCGTCATTATCAAATCCTATATCGATATCAATTCCGACTATGTTGTTATCTTTAAATACAAATCCAATATTGTCGGCATGTCCTTGATTTATGCTATTAACAGCTGTATTAAAATCCGACCATGTGGTTGAGTTTGTGGAGGATGCTGCAAATCCTGTATAGGGATTTAAGGGTATTTTACTGTCCGCTTTGATACACACCCACTGATTTAATCTTTTAATCTCTTCCGGGATTTTCTCAAACATTTACCCCTCCACTATTTAGATTAGTCCTCGCTCCTTTGCGATGTGTCTCTCCAATTGTTTTATGAATTGCCACATTTCATCCTCAGCCATACCATTTTGTTTTGCTAACAGTTTGATATTCCCAATTGATGTATCTTTATATATGGCAATTGCTAATTCTCGTTTTTTACTTGTCAACTTAGCTAATGCTTTATCGCAAGTGTCCCAGTTTACCCGATCAACTTCCTTGCAAAATATAGGATTCCTATATCTAGCATAGAACTTCATGCAGTGTTCAACATAATCTGATATATATGATTTAGCCATTTATTGTACCCTCAAAATACCACTTATTATCTACACATATCGGATAACCCTCCATTTCGGATTCTGTAACTTCTCCAGCATTTGCTGTATTTTTAGCATGCTCTAATGTCATACTATTTTTCACAAAATCATTACCTGTAGCCAACAAAAATTCAACATTTCCCTTATCATCTACCTCAAATCTATATGTCATATTCTCTTTTTGTCCTGTCAATTTTTGATTTTTCAATTGCCTGTACCTCCTCTTCACAATCCATCAGATATATCATCTGATTTAGGACTAATCTAACATCTGCTAACTCTTCAACTATATTAGATTTAATCCCTCTATTTCTCTTACACAATGCCTGGGTAAGTTCGGACATCTCCTCGATAAGCTGATTCGTCTGTGTCTTTATACCTAAAAACTCAGCAATTCTAACCGTGTCACTACTACTTTTTAGCATTGAATTCTTTAACTCATACCACTTTGCTTTTTCTAAATCCTGGTCACCATTTTTAAGAGTATGCCTATAGCGGTACTTATAGGCATTTAACTCACAGAATGCTTGTAGCTTTTCTGTACCGAACTTATCAAGCATCTCTTCTATACATTCTTTTCGACCAGGCATGTTATAATGTGCCGGATGATTAACCTCAGACATACCTACCTCCCGATCAACCTAACAATGCATCTATATCCAATCCACCATCGACTGATTTATTCTCAGCCTTTACAGCTTTGTTCTCCGATGTCAATTCAAGTGCCTTATCTGTTGGTTCTGTATCAAAACCATCTGCCGGTGACTTATCACCTAAGTTCACAAAAGTAACAGTCTTAGTAGGGTCTTTGGTACTCTGTGCTTTCGCATGAACCACCTCGGCTCTCACATAGTGATTTATTAATTCAGCCGGGTCAACATCCTCTATATCAAAGTTATTAAGTACTGTCTTTGCAAAGTATGAAAATGCATTAAGTGCCTTTTCGTTATACTCACCACTTTGATTGAGTATGCTATATCTCTCAATATGTATAGAGCCATTTGCTGTAACCATCTTTATTTCTATCTTACCGAAATCCTCATCGTACTTAGCATCATAGATACGAAATATATGCTCCCCCTCCGGTATAATTACAAATCCATTTGTCATTGGTATTCTTGCCATAATTAATAAATCTCCTAATCTACACCTAATATTTCCCTAAATAGTTGTTTGATATGATTTTCACCCGCTATAAAACCTTCATTATAGCCTTTTATATATGCCGAATTGTTTTCCATCATATCGTGTTTTATTTTTTCAATTTTCTCATTAACTTTGAGTTGAGATTCGCTTGCTGCTTGTCGTCTACCCTTCGAGATACCTCTATCTAATCCTTGTTTGTAAGCAATCATTTCGGCTTCAGTTGAAAACTTTGGTTTATTTTCCATAAAATCCCTCTTATTCCTTAATAGCACCTATAGTCAGTCTGTAACTAGGTTCCCCCATTTGTATTGTTACATACTTGTCGTACACGCCATCAGATTTCATGGCATCATCGTTATAGACAGCCTTTGGCTTTGGTTCTGTTTTTGAGATACAGAACTGATAAGTAGAACCTTTGATTTCAACCTTTTTATCACCATCACGGAACTGTTTAATAGCGTGTTCCTTGATGGATTTATTGAGAGTGTCCAATCTATCAGTTTTGATTTTGATTGATTTTTCAACCTCGTCCACCTCGGTTCTGAGTTTTTCCGCTTCCGCAATCATAGAACTAATGTCCTCAGACGTGGTATCTACAGAATTTGTTCTGAGAGCCTTCAGAATATCAGCATCTTTAACCTCGTCATACGATGGTGAAATACCTGTATCCACATGGTCAATCCACCACTGCTCCACCTTTGCTACCATATTTGCAAAGTTTGGATATCTCTCAGATACCTTGAACTCTACTGTTATAGTATTGTTGACATTAGGTATAAAGTTTTCCGGGTTGTCATAATCACCTGGTTCAAGGAATGATGCCACCATTATTACCTGGTCTACACCATATAGGTAAGCATATAATGCCGCCTGTAGTGCGTAATAATCCGGGATATCATTTTCCCAATCCTCTACCCTTTTGGTGGTTTTCATCTCAAGTACAGCCTCTACTTTACCGTCTTCACTTTTCAATAGGTAATCCCACATTCCACCTAAATGTTTATGTCTGGGAAAGAAATCACCGTATGTCTTACTGAAATAGTTTTCACCCCATACATCTGAAGGTCTAATAATATCCATACCATATGATTTTTCCATATACTCAGCCTGTTTAGGTTCAATCACCTTACCGGCTACGGTATATATAGTGTCCTCAAATGGTTTCTCATATGTCTTGGTGATTGCACACCACATTTCAAATGCAGTACACCAGGGATTTAAACCCAGTATGGTTGCGAATCTCGTACCTGTTATCTTTTTACATTTCTTGGGTGGTGTAACTTTCACCCTATTACCATCAAGCCATTCCATTATAAATTCCTCACTTCATCTAAATATATAGTGACTGAATCAGCCACTTTACCTATACCACTGTACTCACATAAAGCATCCAGTATCTCATCACAATCACCTATAGGTAAACTTACTCTAAACAATAATTCATCATTCTCATCTAATTTAGCTAATATATCCCTCAATTCATTTACTGTCATGCCACATCCCCTATCAAGCCTGTAATCTTCTGTATTAACTTCTCGCAGTCGGACTTTGATATTTCAGTAAATCCCTTAGTCTGAATTGCAATTTTACCTATCATTTCTTCCTTGCTTGGATCGGCTTCTTTCAGCTTCTTGAGTACTGATTTCAAGCTTTTTATCTGCAATTCGGATGCTTGTTCTTTTGCACCTGTAAGACTCTCCTTTATCTCACCTCGTTGTACCGGTTTTGCCGGTGCAGTAGGTCTACTCGGTGCTGGTGCACTATCCGTTCCCGATCCAATGTTTGCATCTATACTATCAGCCTCACATATATCAAGTGCCATCATGTACAGATATCTCCTCATATAAGTAATCGAACTCCCTAACGCTTGCATTGAGTTGGTAGCCATTTTACCCTCTTTATTCGCAATAGGGTCTATCTTATCAAATGGTGCTGTAAACGATACAACTTCTTCCGGTTTATCTGTGTTTGCGATACTCATTACAGCATTACCATCAATGAAATTCACCATTGGTAGTAATCCTATCCTTGAGAATATCTTAGTAGCAACCGGTACAATATCATCTAATTCAAAATACTTAAACGATAAGTGCATATTCTTACCTGTTTTTTGAACATTCTCTGATAAAAACAACTCTCTTGCTAATATTAACTTCTGATATACATTCATATCCCCAAATCCTTTCACTTCGTCTGTAGATTTCTTTGCTGGCATTTCTTCTTCCTCCATTTCTTCGCCTGTAAAATCACTCAATCTTTTCTTGGCAAGATTGATGTAAAACTCTTTATCTATATCTTTCACCGTTAATTGATTTTCGTTATCTATAATGCAATGTTCAGGTAGGTTTTCAATCTTTGCTTTAGATCCATCTGTTGCTTTAACTTTGATTATAGTGCCATACCTAGTATCTTTTGTTGAGTAAACTCGATTTACTTTTTGTACTGGGACTTCATTACCATCAATCAACTGGTATGCTCTACTATACTTACTACCAGCTTTTGCTATGATTTGGAAATTAAAGATATCATTGCTATTATTAACAGTATCCTCTATTGGCGTGCCTCTCACAAAGTATTCAATCAGTGCTTTTTTTACGATAATCATATTGTTATTGATACCCCATGCACCTTTTTCTGATATACCATAGTTAAGATATCCGCCAACTGTTTTAACTTCACCATCTGTCTTAATCAGTAGCAGATTATTTACATCCTTAATCCATACTTTAGATATTTCGTCAGTTTCTAACTCAAATCTTGTTTCTTTTTCCCATGTAGTACATATTTCATCAACCAATGGTAATTCGTCTTTATCCACTGAATACATAAGTCCATCGGTATTAAGGTTTAATAGCTTGATTGACTTACATGCATTCAGCAATCTCATTGTCAATACTGTTAAAAATAACTGCCCCGATATTCTAAGTGACCTAGTAGGTAATGGGTCATATAGCTCGTTAAACTTGTTTTCCTGTGCTCCCGATACTGTATTAAGTGGTAACTTTAAGTCTTTTGATAACTGCTTATCCCCATTATGTTTAGCTGCTATTCTGTCCTTACGCATCTGATAGTACAAATTAGCATCTGCAACATTCCTCGATAAGTATTGATACTCTTCGATAATTGTAGGATAAAGGCTTGATACATCTCTGTTTTGTATTACCCTTGTATCGGTCGATTCCTCATAGTACTTAGTTTGACTACCGTGTACCCCACCCCATGCATATGTACAAGGCATATCCCCGATCACTATTTCAAGTGATGTCTTGAATAAATCTTCATCTGATATCTCCGTATCATGAATCGTATCAAAAAACTCAAGTATCTTATTGGGGATAACACTTTTATCAAGATTATCCGGGTATACATATTCTCGCCCATCGTTTCTAGGCACAAACTTCGCACCCAACATTTGTGCTGTAAGCTTGGCATTTGTCATAGCCATTGCCTTTACTACATCAATACTGGCTCTCTTACCTAAGTTAGCCTTGGTCTTTAGATAATCTTCTCTAAGATTTACTATCTTCTCTGTACTATCCACATCATACTTACAATACTCGATTACCTCGTCTAACTCGTCTTTTGTAAGTGGATGGTCAATATTAAAATCTACATTACTCTCTCGTATTGGTAATCCTAAATGCCCCTCAATTGATTTTAGAGATAAGGTATTTTGCATATCATCTCTAATATCTACATTGTTGAAAGTAAAGTAAAAATCCTGTAATGGTGGGTATTCCCATCCTTGACCACCGGCAATTATGTAGTCATTTAACTGCTTTAACTCTTCAGGAGTTAAATCTGCTGCAATTCCTTTGATAATGTATTGGTCATAGTGCTTTGAGTTAAAGCCTATGTACAGATTCTCATTACTGATAGCCATTTTCAAAGCCTCATTATCATTATGAATTACTGTATATGCCCCGGTTTTTCTATCTTTAAATACTACAACCCAGTCGTGTTTAAATACTTCGCAATCATAAATTACTGTAGCCATCTCACCTCCTATTAAATTCTCCAAAATTCGTTCTAACACCTGTACTACTATCGAATTACCAGCTTGTTTATATAGCTGTGAATCGCTACAAACCTTAGATGCTTCATCGAAATCACTGTCAGTAAATCCTGTCAACCTCCAGTATTCTCTAGGTGTTAGTTTTCTAATTAATGTATTATTCGACAAAACGAATGCTTGTAAATTAATACGAACATCATTTGGTGTATTACATTTATCAATAGGTATACACTTAGCACCTTTATAATCCCTAGCCATCAATGTATCGACATAATCTTTATATTGTATTCGTGTCGAATGTGAATGAAATGTATTAAACTTAATCTTATCTACTTGCTCTTGAGTTAGATAAAATTTAATATCCACATCATCCTCAAGCATATCCTTAAGTGTTAACTTCAACTCCTGTTTAGCTGGGAATTCATAAGGCTCATCACCCTGTATGCTTACACAAAATACTCTCTCTCTGCTTTGTGGGATTCCATAATCCTTAGCATTTAATACTTGCCAATAATTCGTATATCCCAGCGATTCTAGGAACAATAGCCACTTATCAAAATCACCTTTGAACTGTTTCCCAACAAGATTTTTGACATTCTCCATAATCAAATATTTTGGTAATTCGTTATCTGCTTTACTCTTAAGTAGTAATCGCTCTACTTCGTAAAGAAGTCCACTCCTGGTTTCACCCTTTACAATACCATTTTTATATCCAGCTAATGAAATATCCTGGCAAGGGAATCCGTATGTCCAAAGGTCAGCATAATCAAGCTTTTCGACTTTAGAAATATCGCCATAATTCCGGGTATCACCATACATTGCTGTATATGATAGAATAGCGTACTTATCTATCTCAGATATACCTACTATCTCATGTTCGATACCTAGGTTAATCAATGCCTTACGGAAAGCACCTATGCCCGCAAATAATTCATTAACTTTCAGCATCGATACCCTCCACAAAATAACATTTATTCTTCTTATAAATTGAACATCTCTTCTTGTACTTCTTAACTAGGAATCCAATATCATCCACAAAGTCATACACTATTGGTTCATATTTACCATTAAACCTCCTGGCAATCCTACCAATACTTTGAGTAATTACTGCATAATCTGATTGTGGTGTTGTAAGATACAATCTCTCCAGCCTTGGGATATCCAATCCCTCTTTAGCTAATGAATATGTAGCAAATAGGTATTTCTTCTTACC